ATAGGGCCGGGTTTCCCCGGCTCTGCTACGTTCGGTCCTAGCAGATAGACCACCTCTTTTTACTCCGCCGCCTAGAGGCGTACGTTGGACGTTTGCTCCTCCTCCTTGGAAGTGGCGCGGACGCGGTCGAAGTGCGCGATCGCGCTTCGCAGGAAGTCAACATCCTCCGTCGTGGCCGCCACCTCCTTGCTGGTGCTCCACCGGGCCACGACGTCCTTGAACGTCCGCCGCGGGCCGATCGCCCAGTACTTGATGGTGTACAAGCTGGGGTCAGCGTTGACGAAACGCTTGGCGACGACGAAGTTTGATGGGTCCAGCTCAGCGACAACCCTGCGCGCCTCCCCCCCTTTAGGGTCGATGAACGTGCCAATGATCTTCATTTGTCTCCTGTTGTCATTCAGATCGCGTCAAGCGCGGCCTGTAGCTGTTCGCGGGCTTCCTCCAACAGAGCGTTGAGCTGGCTGCCCTGTAACGGTCCCTGCTCGACGGGGATGGATGTGTCCCACTTCGGGTTGATGAGCGATTCGCGGCTGGTTTTGCACCCAGCCACAAGCCACGTCTCGTACTGTTTCACGATGTGTACGACCACCTTGCCGTCGAACACGACGCGGTAGGACGTGCGCTCCGGGTGGGCGAACCACTGCATCATCGGTCACCCCACTCCTCGGCATCGGCGACGAGTGCCCGCGTCGCCGGGCCCTCGAGGATCTCTTGCAGGACCGAGCGCTGCTTGGCGGTCAGACTCAGAAAGTGCGTCGCCAGCACCAGGAACGACGTGACCGCGTTGTGGGCGATCGCCAGGTTGGCGAGCGGGCGGCCGGGCCGTGGCCGGGCGCGTCCGTTCAGCGCGAGCAGCTCGTCGGTCAGGCGGTTGATCTGCCGCAACCGTGACATCTTGATGCTCGCGTGCAGGCCGAGGCGCGCTACGGTCTGAGCGTCGCGGAGACCCTCCGCGTCCGAGGCGGCGCTCAGCGAGCCGATCGTCCAGATGCCCAGCTCCTTGTCGAACACAGCGCGGTTGATGTCGTCGGACAGCGACAGTGAGCCGTGCAGCAGGCCCACCAGTCCTGTCAGAAGCCGGAGGTTCTCGACGGCGCTGCGGCGCAGCCCGTCTGGCAGCATCACGGACACTGGGTAATCGGGCCGCAGGCGGAGCAGTGTTTCCAGACGCTCCTCAGGCGCCGGCACGCTCACTTCGTTGATGGTTCGGATGCCCGTTTTGGCGTCGCGTTCCACAGTCACCGCGCGGAGCACCAGCTTGCGCAGTTCGGTGGGCAGCGCTTTGGTCGCCGTCTTCTTCGAGTCTGCCGCCACGTAACGGAGCCGCTCGCGCGTCGCGAGCAGCCCCGCCAGACCGTCGCCCTCGTGCTGCTCGGTGCTCGGAGTTGGCAGCCGCGCGTACATGAGCACGGAGTCCCACCGGGTCGTCAGGCCCCAGGCCGATGCTCCGTCCCCGCCCGAGCACTCGGTGTCCTGGCGGAGCGAGTTGAAGAGCTCCGGTCGTTGCGCGGCGTCCCACGAGAAGCGGGCGCGCGTGCGGATGACCGCGCGTCCGTCGTCTTCGGACCGCTCGACCACCAACCAGTCGACCAGGCAGATGGCGAGCAGGCTCAGTTCCTCGAGGCTCATCGGGGACATGAGCAGTGAGCCGCTATCGCGTACCTGCGCGGTCGCAGCCAGCCGGTCCCACGACCAGCCGACCGCGGCCTGCAGCACCTCGTCGATCAACGGAGTGGTGCGGTGAAACGGGTCGCTGTCCAGGGCGCTCTCCAGCACGCGGACTTGACGCGTCTCCAGGTCGGTGTCGTACACGAGCGCCGTCGTGCCCTGCTCCTCGAGGCGGTGATGCACAAGTGTGATCCTGGGCTCGGCGTTCACCGGGTCGAGGAACCGTGTGATGGCCGCCCCGCCGGCGTAGACCCTCGTCGGCACGGTCTTGACGAACGGGTGGCTCATCAGCACGTTTACCGCGTCTCCGACCCGCTGCGCGAGCATGTGCGCCTCGCCCATGGGGTACGGGTGGGGTGATGGCTCGGACAGCACCAGGACCGACACGTTCGCGAGTCGCGTCAGCGGTGCGAACTCGTTCAGCAGTGGGGTGTCCACGCGCGTCAGCGCGGAGTGCAGGTACCGCAGGCTCTCGTCCAGGGTGCTTGTCACGGCCTTCACCTGCGCAGTCAGGGCCTTCATCTGCATGGCGGTGCCCTGCAACCCGGTCAGGAAGTCGCCGAGCGGCACCTTCAGCGTTGAGGGGGCGCGCGGAAGCCAACTGTCGAACGGAGCCGCCAGCACCTGCGCACGGCCCGCGAGGAGGGGCAACTCCTCAGCGTCCGGGGCCTTTGGCACGTTCCAGCGCCACCAGAAGCTGGGCATGGGTTCGACCATCTCCACCGACGAGGCCGCGGCCACGAGGATGGCCTTGATTACCTCCACGATGGCCGCCTTGTCGGCGTCGGAGCCCGAGATTACCTGGCTCAGCGCCTGGCTGTCCTGCTCCGCGAAGAAGCGGTCGACCACCTGTCCGAAGACAAGGATGCCCTCCGACCATGTGAGGCCGCGCTTGTTCACGGCGTCGGTTGAGCTGCGCCACGAGGCGTCCTTCTGTACGAAGGCCCCCTGTGCGTGTGCGAGTGCGAGCAGCCCCCCTTGCACACCGGCGAGCACGCGGTAGAAGTTGACGCCCGGGCGCGAAAGCGCTGCGGCGAATGTCATGCGTGCGTAGTCGGCCGTCGACTGTACCGGAACGAGGAACGTCCCGGGGTCACGGTACACGAGTACCTCCTCGGGCACCCACTGTGTGATCTGCTCGAGGCCCTCGCTACCGGTCGTCGAGAATGTGGCGTGAAGGCCTTTGGGTGGGTATGCCCCCGTGGTGGGTGTGCGGCCCCACAGCGTGGCGGAGGCCTTCGCGACGCCCGCGAACGGGCCCGCGACGCGCTGGGCTGTGTATCCAGCCTCGCCCTGGACCGACTCTCCCTTGGTGCTCTCGACGCCGTAGGCCTCTTGCTCCTCCGTCGGGTCGACCGTGATGCTCTGTTCCACCATCTCTTCCGAGATGGGCTTGCTCGTTTGCTTCGCCATGGTGTCCTCCTTAGTTGTTCTCGTTGTACTTGCGCACTGTGGCTTTGATTGGCTGTCGGTCGTTGTAACCGCGCAGCGTCACGGTGAGCGACGGCTTCCCGGTACCGCGCTTCTCCACGAGAAGCATGGCCATTGCGCCATCGCGCAGCAGCGGCATGGCGGCCGCCACCGCAGCGTCGTCATCAGACTGGACGTTCGCGACAACGAGCATCGCCTTGCCAAGCGCTTGCGCGAGGTCGTTCAGCACACCGATGATGATCGCCAGTTCACGGCTCACCGCCCCTTTCTGGAGCTGCTCGCCGAAAGAGAAGATTCGGAAAGAATCGATGACCACGAGGGCGGCCGGCCCCCGGAGAGCACGGTAGACGCACGCCAGGACCGCGGGTACCGAGAAAGGTGCAGAGCGCATCTCCGGCTCGCCGACCTGCTCGTAGGCTGCTCCCTCCTGCTCGCTGAGTAGCTCGGCCAGGTACGACTTGCCCGCCGCGCCTCGGCCGAAGATGGTGGTGACCCCTGTGGGCCAGGACGTTAGTGTCGCTCTGCCCAGGGGCGTGATCTGTACGGCGCCCTCCACTGCGCGTATTGGTGTAAGTGTCTCCTTGGGCCGGGTCTCGTAAGCGTGCCGGACCCAGTCGCGCGTGGTGTCGGCCGTTGCGCGTGCCACGGTCCACGCCGCTCGTTGCCTGGCAGCAGCAAGGGCCGGTCCTGTGGGGAGCTCGCCCCCATCAGCTTGCTCCTCCTTCAGTAACTCGGCAAGCTCGTTCTCGATCTGCTGATACACGCTGACCCGCTTGCCCCCCTCGTCGTAGACCGCGTGGAACAGCTCCGGCCGTGTAAGCCCCAGCGTCTCGATCGTGGTTGCGGTCAGATTCCCGATGCATGCGTAAGGATCAGCGGTCCAGTCGTCGACGGAGTTCGGCCCCTCTGGCACCGACGCACGGAGCAACCCCGGTGGGATCTGCCGTTGCGTGGGTTGTGCACCGACGTAGGTGTACCCGCTGTGTGAGAGGGCACACGTGTACTCGTGCCGGTACCCCGGTTCGGACCCAGGGTCCGCCGTGCCCGGGATGTGAACCGGGCTGCGTTTCTGCTTGCTAGCCATTAATCCTCCTATTGCGGTAGATGTCTCCGCCTTTTAGCGACGCCGCCACCGCCCGCTCGAAGCGGGGGAGGTCAGCGACGATTCGAAGTTTCTCGAGCACTCCTGGCGACACGTCCTCCTCGTACACGCGCCAGTAGATTGCGTCCGGCCGCTGCAGTGTTTCGATGTCCGCGGCGCTCAAGCCCTCCTCGCCCACCTGCGGCACGGTCAATGCCATTTGGCTCAATGAGCGACCGTACGCCTGGGCCGTTACTTCGTCCAGTATGGACAGGGCCTGTCCACTCCCGGGGTGGTCTGAAAACTGGCTCTTCAGCAGCGAGTAACCCGCCAGAGGGTCTGAAGCCTGCTCGTCGTCGGCACTGCGCTTTGGGTTAGTGCGGTTGAGGATCAAGCTCTTGATCGAGTGCACGAACCGGACCTCCCCGCCGGTGCGCCACGGTAGGAGTCCGAAGATACTGTCGGCCTCGCCCAAGTTGTTGTAGGGCGACGCCTCGTTAGCTGCCACCCACGCGTCGCGGTCCTCGAGTGAGCGGAAGATTGCCAAAACGTTGTCTCCGGCGTTCACTAGCTGCGCCCGGTGATGCTGTCCGCGCAGCACCTGATCTAGTTCCTCCTCGCTCCCCGTCTCGAGCAGCCCTGCCGCCTTAGCGGCGTAAACGTAGTAGAACACGCCCCCCACCTTCGCCCACTCGTCGGTCGGTTGCTGACCGGAGGTGTTGATGTACCAGAGCTGGTCCAGGAAGGTCTTAGGGATGAAGGGATCCCCAGCCACTTTCACGGTCCGGCCGCCAGGTACGTCAGCCTTCTCGAACGTAGGTGCGTGTGCGGTCAACCTCGCGTGGTAGGCGTACTCCGGGCCGTAGAGCTCCTCGTAGCGCTCAGCCATCAGCCCGACGATGTCCTTGGGCAGGAGCTGGTCGTGATTGCTCGCGTCCCCGATCCAGATCGCGGCCGCGCCCGCGCAACGGTTCGCAAGGTCTTGGGGGTATCGCTTGATGAAAGCGCGCCGCTCGTACGTCGGGAGGGTGTGCAGCACGTTCACGGAGAAGTCCAGCGGCTGGAAGACCCGCGTGCGGTCGCGACAGAGCTGATCGGTCCACTCGGTTCTTATCACGTCTCTCGCGCTGAGCGTCTTGTCCGCGATGCCCCAGCGGTGGTTCGCTCCGAAGACGGGACGCGGCTTTGGTTTCAGGATGAGTCGGCCGTCCGCCCCATCCGTCACTTCTGCCGTGTCCCACTGGTGCCGGTAGTCGACCGTCTGGGCGTAGAGCACGCCATGTCGTCTCCACAACTCCGCCATCCGGTTCGCGTACGCGAGCTGAAAGCAGTCGCGCATGTTCCCCGGATCGCTGAGGTGGTGGATCAGAGCTTGCTTGGCGGCTACGTCCTTTGTGAAAAACGGAATACCCGTAGATGAGAAGCGGTTGAACGAGATGCGAGGTGTGAGCTCGCGGCCGATCATGACTTTGATTAGCCGCCGCATGAGCTCCCGATCCGCAGCTTCCAGCCAGAACTTGAGAGGTGGCTTCCCCTGCTCCTTCCGCAGTTGGTTGAATGGCTCCGGGTCGTGGGGCTTGAGGCCGAACGGGTTCATCCCGATGCCTGGTATGTTTAGGATGCCGGACCAGTCACCGTCGCAGGGCGGCTCTACGTAAACACCTTGATCCTTCTCCGTAGCTGGGAAAGTCGCTCGCAACTGCTTGAAGAGTCCGACTCTCCAGCGCTGGTCGATGGGCGTTCCTGCGCGAGTGGCGCCCCACAGCGCGAACGGCCGTTGCTGCCGCGGTCGATCGAAGAAGCGGTTGAGTCCCGGCGGGTTGTTCTCGGCTGGTCCGGTAAGCGTGAGTGGTCTGAGTTCGGTGGGCCCGGCCGCGCGTGCTCCCCACTCCTCAAGCGGGGTGCCCTCCCGCCGGAAGCGCAGGGGTTCCCCACGTGGTCCTCTGACAGCCGTGTCCTCCTTTCTTACTACCTTCATGTGTCCGCCTCCCCCTCTGCGGTGCGGTGCCAGCGCGCGTTGGGCTCGTAGAGGCAGGTGAACACGGTCTCCGTGTTGCGGCGGACGTGGCTCTCCCCTCCCGTACGGAAGATGAGCGCGCACGTTCTGGCCATGTCGATGGCCTCGCTCAGCTCCCTGCTCGACCACCGCGAAGAGGGGGCCTGCGCCCGGACGGCGGCGCAGATGCCGTGGGTGGAGCAACAGTCGCAGCCGCAGGGCTCGCCGAGGTAGGCGTCCACCAGCGGGAAGTAGATCTCGTACATGTAGTCTCCTCTAGGCGAGCGCCCACGAACGCGTGAGCTCGCGCAGTTGGTCCTCGATCGCGAGTGCCAACCTGGACACCCGCTCCCGGCGGTACTGGTAGTAGGCGTGCACGGACGGGTGCCGGTCCTCGTCAGTTTCCTCGATGATGCGCTCGCATAGCGCAAGCTCCTGTCCGAGGTCGATGAGATCCTCGATCAGCCTGGCTGCCTCGTAGCAGTCCTCGATGGCTCGCTTCACGCGCTCTGTGACATGGCGCTCTTTCGCAGTGTGCATAGTACTCCCTCCTCGGAGTGTGGGGTAGTGCTCGATGGATCCGTGCCTAGCTGAGCACGGCGGCGAGTACCAGCAGAAACAGTACGCCCACGAGGCAAGCGAGGGCGTCGATGACGTCGGCGGTTGAGAACATGATATCCTCCTGCTGCCTGGGCAGCGCGGGGGTCGGGTTGTGATAGCGGAGCCGGCCTGGGCCGGGTCCGCCAGAGGTCGACGATCAGTAATCTCGGGTTACAGGTCCCAGTCCCAAGCGAGGTCAGCACGATGTGATTCGTCCGCGATCGCACGCTCGGTGTCCCTGCTGACGGCACGGACCATCGCCAGGTCTGCCTGAACGCGGGCGATGTGGCGAGCATGGAGCTCGCAGGCCGCGCTGAAACGGCTGTCGCCCAGGAGGGTGTCGTAGTGCAAGGACCTGAGCCAGTCGAGCTGACTGAGGAGCTGGCTCTCCTCGAGACGGAACTGGTGGAGCTTGCATTCGCACAGGCGGTGGGTGAGAAACTTGTTCATGGCCAAACCTCGTTGTTCGAGTTTAGTACCGGACGATGCTGACGTGCCCTCGGTGGCTCTTCCAGGAGCTCTTCTGCGTTCGGCCGATCTCAGGGGGTCAGGCTCCAGTACGCCCCCTTGTGGTACGCAAGGCGTTCGTAGCGGGCCAGTTCCTTCAAAAGCTCTTCTGCATCGGCACGGCCGAGCGCGTCATGCGCGCGATAGGCCGTGTCGGCCATGTCCAGACAGTTGAGCATGGCCCCGTAATGCGAGGAAGCGGCGAATTCGCTCGCGACGGACCGGGCCCTGGTTTCGATGTTCAGAAGACGTGAACCCAGGGCGCAGGTATCCGCGAAGCCGAGCACTGAGATCACATCCTCAATGGTCACGCCATCATGCGCGTCGAGCGGCATGGATTCCTCCTCTGGCTGTGTGTTGAGAGCGGGCTGTCACCCGGGTCTGCGTTTGGTTGCCTCTGCACGCTAGTCCTGCCGAGCGCGCTCGACCAGCTGAATCACTGCCAATCCCCAGCCGGGGTAGTCCTCGACCGAGTGATACGAGTCGGCGTAAATCTTCTCGCCGCCGTGCCAAGCCGCCGACAGTGCCTCCGGAGTGACATCGCTGTACAGCGCGACGTCCAGCCTCTGTGCGGAGAGTCTGGCGATGCTGGCGCAGCCGGCCACGCCGCGCTGCCCCAGGATCAAGACCCCGGTTTCGCGAGGCCGGCAACGCCACCCCTGGCGGGTGGGATCCGTTGCGGCGGTGTGGCCGCTGCCCCATACGTCGCAAGGTGGTACCGAAAGATCAATACGCGTACGCATATCTTTTGCCTTCGCATGCGTGTGCACGCTGGAGTTGTGTTGGGGGTGGACGCTCGTTTAGTACCTGACGATGCTGACGTGCCCTCGGTGGGCCGGGTCGCTACGCAGCAGGTTCCGGATAAAGTGTTCAGCGGCCGTGCGCGTCTCGAACGCGTGTGCCGCGTAGATCCGCTCGGCGGGCACCCACGAACCCCCGTCTCGCTCGCTCCACTTGCGGCGGTGACGGATTCCCCACGTCGTCTTCTCTCCGAAGAGCGTGGTCTCAACGTAGTACGGCTCAGGCTGTCGATCGGAGTAGCGGAGTTGCAGCTTCATACGTACTTTACCTCTGCGCGCGTGTGCGCGCTGTTGTTGTAGGTGCCACGGGGCGTTGTCATGTGACTAGCCTGCAGCACGAAACAGGAGGCGGAGCCCGATGCCTGGGCAAAGGGGGTCCCCTCCCTCCCGGTGGATATCCTCCTGGGAGAAAAC